GTGTTAGATATTTGTATTGAAAGCCACATCTATCGCATATGGCAATCGCATACTTGCCAGAAGCAAAAGCCATTAGGCTCTCCTGTAAGACCTGGTATCAGGATAAACATTAAAAGATGCTCTGCTCTCATCTTGATCGGCTGCTCTAGCAAACTCTTCTTCATACAAGCTTTTGAGCATCTGCACGCGATCAGGCGCCTTTTTCAATGCTATATAGTACGCCAAGCCTGCTGACAAACAGGGGTAGAATCGAAAAGGCACATCGACTGTGTTCACACTAGCGTCTGCATCTTCAATACGAACTAAACGATTGATGATTAACTGATCTGTTGCATTCTCTGACGCTGGCCAGATGTAAAGACGAGGAGTTATTTGCTTATCAAGGAAGAACTGAGTCGGCCTTGCTTGAGTCGATTTTGTTGGAATATTGTAGTACTCAGACCGACCTATCTGATCCATCGTAATGTCTGTAGTTGTTGAGCCCTCAGTTCTTCTGATGACAACATCTAAAACATCAATCGTGCTCGCAGACAAGTCAATAAACTCAGCGCCAGTGGTAAGCGTAGTTGTGCTATTGGTAACGGTCCATTGATTTAAACCTCTGTTTGCCCAGTCAGCAAACAGAAGGTTCAAAGATCTTCTTGCAGTTACGCCATCGTAACCAGTGCGGAACTCAAGGCCACATCTTTCAAATGCTTCCTCGATGTATTCCGCAACATCTGGTTCAAAGTCTCTGCTTCCAGAAGTGGCCATTAATAACTCTTTATGACCTCAAGGATCACAGTGTATGTATCGCCACTACTCGCACCAATCGTGGTGAACTGAACGTCACCAGTCTTACCTGATCCTGCATTGTTGGGTATCCCAGAGAACGGCGTGTAATCGTGCATACCGTTTGAGTCTGGAGACAAGGCAATGATCAAAGTGTCTGTGGTTGCGTCATTCAGAAGCTGAACACCCATGCCTACGCACTGCCACCATATCTTAGATATGGCGACCTCTGTGCAAGAATCGCCTTTGCTGTTCGCTTGAAGAGCACTGACATCAATCTTGGTCACCGCGCTTTCGCCAGTGCCATCACTGATGTTCGTAAACTTCAAAACAGCTTTACGATTATCATCCTGTATTGTTTGTGATGTGACTGCGTCAGCCATGACTGCCCCCTATTTATGCGAACTGCACATCCTCGATGATGAAAGTAAACGAGCCTGCGGTGGTAGCATCAACCGTGTTGGTGATGTTGCAGAAAATCGTTCTTTCAGCAGAGGTGAATTGCGCAGAAGCAGGTGCCGTTGTAGCACTTTGAGTCTGGGCAACAAGCGTTGTGGTGGTTACGCTGCCAACCACAACAGTCGTGCCACCATCTAGGATCTCATCTGTCACTGCAGCAACAATCTGTGCGCCAGAGCTAGAAGTACCAACTTCATAACCTATGTCACCTGTACCAATTACTGGCGATGTGACACAAAGAATTTTGATGTCAGTGATGATTGTGTTTGCTGGCTGCGTAAACTGACCAATCGCTGGGCTGTCACCTGCGGTGGTGTTGACCGTAACGCCCGTAGCAAAGCCAACGTGCTTTACATATTTGTTCGTAACGATGCCAGTAGAGGCAATATCCACCACATCTGTGATTGCACCAGAGGTAGCATCTTTTGAAACAACTTTGAAGCCATTCTCTGATCGGACTGGGCCGTTGAATGTCGTATTAGCCATGGGTATCTCCTGTCTTGGCTAGTGTCAGGCACGGTATGCGCCTGTCAGGGATAAAATACTTATACAGCAGAAAAAGAAAAGGGGCAACAAGTGCCCCTTTCTTACTGTTCCATGTGGAACAATTATGCGCCTTGTGAAGCGAACACTGCGCGTGGATTGCTAAAGCCAAAGCTATATCGCTCGCGGGCTTTATAACGCACGTTACCAGTGTTGAAGTCACCTTCCATAGAAGTCGCAATCGGGCTGCGCTCAAAGTGCTTGAAGCCATCTGGAACGTCAGTCAATACGAAGAACGCATCGGTGTCAGTCAGGAAGTGGTTGACTGCATAGCCTTGAGGCAGCAGACCCATATTCCTAATTGCGTTGATGTCGTTGTCCGCAGTCTCGACGCGCCCTGGTGTTTCTAGCAGACGATCAGCTACGAATTGCAGTTGAGGCGGAACAATCAGCTTGGTTCCTTGCAGAGCCAAGATCATGTTTCGATCATCCACAAAAGTAGAGATGCTGATCAACGCATTCTCCAATGACGTTTCGTTCAAGTCTGCAAATGCAGATGGACGATTTGAGAAAGTGCCACCACCAGCTAGTGGGTGATCAGTAGCCACAAGTGACTTTCCATCACCGCCAGTGAAAGAGCTAGAAAACGCATTGTTCAATACGTTTGCAGCTTTCACCTGCTTGGTGTGAGCCATGCTTCGTGCAAGAGCCTTCGTATAACGCGCACCAAGGCGGTCATACAAATTATCTTCTACCGATTCCTCGGTTAGCGCGAACGCTAAAGCAACTGTCTCGTGCGTGTAACGCGCAGTAAAACCTTCAGAAGCTTGGTCGTATGCAACGCCTTGCCCTTCAGATTTATCTTTTGCATTACCAAAGCCTACGATCAGCACCTCTTCTTCAAACGCCCGGTCTGAAGCTTCAGTTTCAAAGATCTCGGCGTGCTCGTTTTCATAACGAGCGTATTCCATGCCAAATAAAGCGTTGAGGCCAGGCTCTAGCTCTTTGGCTAATTGTGCTCTTGAAATAGCCATTAGTTAGCCTCCTATGCTAAACCGGCGCCTTTTTGGCCGTAGATTGAGTTCTGAATAACAACAAGTACGTTGGTATTCGCCGTGGCGACATCTGAGTTTTCTGGATCAGCAGAAATATCAATCGCTTTAATTGGCAAGCCAGCTGTGGTTGCACCCGTGGTTACGTCTAGCTCAGCGCCAGAGATACCTGTAACGGTGCTGCCAGAACTGGTGTACACGATATCGAAGTTACCGAACAAGTCAGCAACTGGGAACGTGTCGTCAGCCTGGATTTCATACACAACATTCGGATCATCGATAATGAAAGCGATGATGTCCGAAGCATTAGTGCTTGCAGGGTAGAAATTGCTGAACTTCTGCTCACCCGTTGTTGGGTCAGTAAAAGAGCAGCCGTTGAATACGCCAACAATAGGCACAGTGCCTCCGTCAGCGTGAACCTCTACCGTACCACCAGTAACTTGCATAACCATATCTCCTTGGAAGATAGCGGTTCCGTAGTCAGCGGCGATTCGATATCGGCTTTGTCCGCCCGTGTAGGGGCCGCCCCCTATCATCCGAACTGGACGCATTCCAAAAGCGGCATCTTGATTAGCCATTTTTGAATCTCCTAGTTAAACACAATCAAAATGAGGCTACGTTGATTTGTTGCCCCGCCCAAAAGATACCTGCGTCTTTCTCTCTTTCGAGATTGGCATCGCAGGGTGTTCTTCACGCATCAGATCGTTATCTACAGCGTTCATCTGTTGATCGGTCTGTTTTGCAAAGTAAGCATTTCGCTCTTCCACAGTCTCTTCTGGAATCTTGGTAAGCATCAAACCACCGACACCGACTGTTCCTGCATGGTTACCATCATCGATAACCGGCAAGTCATAGCCTGAAACTTCACTTGGGTGTACAGGTTCGTACCCCTCACGAAATCTCATGTGTACGTTAGTCTTATCTGCCTCACCCCGTATGTGGGTTCGCACCCAACGATACTGCATCCCTTCAGGAGCCTCTGGAGTTTCCAATACTTGAGGTGGGGTCCATGGTTTTCTTGCGGCTTTTGAAGACCGTGAAGAAGCACGGCGCGGGGTTCTATTAGAACCTGGTACTGTTGTTTCTTCGCTCATGAATTTTGTAACCTCATTTTCTGTTTTGCGTATTCTTTGAACGGTACTCCAAGCTTCCTTGCTAATGCTTGTTCACTTGGATTCAGTTCAACTCTACGAGAGTTTTGATTGCGTCCAGTTCCAGTAGTGCGCGATCCAGAGACAACGGTTTGGACGTTGTTGTTGCCTCCCACGTTAGTTTGCCCGTTAAATTTATGTGGCAGTTCTTGCCGCATACGGGAATCAATTTGAGCGTAGTATTCATCAGACTCTAAGTCAACACCGCTCTGTATGAGGTCGTTATGTATGGCAAAAGCAACATTTGTCATAACAGTGTCTGTGCCGAACCATTCATTAGCAGAAGCCCACTCTTGAGCTTTTGGTGATGGTTCTTGATATACAGGTTCTTGATATGCAGCTTGTTGCTGAGCCATCTGTTCTTCTTGATACTCAGCATCAGCTTCTTGTTGTTCAAGCCAAGCAGCGTAGTCAACTTTGTACTGCTCAAGGTCACGTTGATACTGGGCCAATGCATTGCGATCAGCTTCAGCTTTTGCAAGCAGCTGCTGAGCCTCTGCCATAGCCTCTGGGTCACCAGACTCATATGCAGTCTTTAAGTTTCTCTTGGCTGCTTCATCTTGAGTCTCCACACGGGTGGCAAACTCACCGCTGTACGTTTCCTGCATCTTGAGATTTTGCTCTGCAGTAGACGTTTGCGTTTGTTGAAGCTGAGAAGAAAGTTGTTCATTCTGCTCTTGCAGTTCTTTCGCATACTGAAGTGCCTGCAACTCTCTGCGCTGGTAGTCTTTCGCTTGCTTAACCGCCTGGTTGATACGATTTTGGGCAGTGCGAGCTCTTACCTCTGCTTCAGATAGCTCTTCTTCGTCCTGAATTTCAGGAGCTTCAAAGTCTTCTTGCACAGAGTCTTCCGTGACAGGCGAGATGTCTTCCATCTCTTCTTCAGAAAACTCTATATAAGTAGCATCGTCCTGAACTTCTTCTTCTACGCGCTTACCTTCAGGCAGTGCTGCGCTGTTTATGTTGTCATCGTCAAGCTTTGATAAAGCTTCACTCAATGTTTCTTCGGCCATTGTTTTTTACCTATGCTGATTTGATATCGTCTGGATCAAGAATTGTTCCGATTACTTCATCGTCGTTGATGATGCGAACCTCGTGGTCATCCTCCAAAGAGAATCGAGCGCCTGCATAACGACCAATGAGAACCCAGTCGCCTTCTTGGCACCAAGGCTCGTTGCCAAACTTATCTAGATCACGATAAGCCAATGGCCCAACTTTCAGAACATAACAAATCGATGTAGCAAGATTTTCCTTGCTC